CGAGGAATACCCCGTGGACGCTGTAGGGGAGGGCGGTGCGGAAGTCCTGGACGTTGGCGAAGGCCCCGTTAGCCCCGTCGCGCTCGTCGATGTCGCTCTTGGATTCCGAGGTTGCATCCCAGTCGCCGAGCAGGGTGAAGTACCATCCCGGAGTGCCCGCGTCGGCAGGCCCGCCGGCGAGGACGAGGGACGGGCCGAGGCTCACTGTCGTCATATCTCACCCTTGAAAACTCGATCGATCTCTCGCCCCAGGATACGGCCCGAGGTCTCCACGTCCTCGTCAGGCGCAACGACCTTGTCGATGTAGACGCCGGGACCACCTCGGCCGCCACGCTCGGCGGCGGCATCCATGAGGTCGTTGAGCTTGCCCGTGTCAACGACCGACTCGGGCTTGCCCGCCTCGGCGACGAGCGCAAGTGTCCCGCCCGGGCGGGGGAGGACGGTGCCCGAGTCGGCGAGATGGGGGATCTTGCCGATGTGGAGATCGATGGCCCCGCCGGTCGCCGACTTGATGCCGGCGGCGAGGTTGTTGATTCCGCCGATGACGCCGTTGATGAGGTCGATGATGCCGTTGACGACGCCCTTGACGATCCCGGTGAGGCCGTTCCAAATCCCCGAGAAGATATCGCCGATGCCCTTCCACACCTTGTTCCAGTCGCCGGTGAATACGCCAGTGAGGAAGGTGATGACGCCGTTGAGGATCTGGACGATGGCGTTGATGGTCGGGCCGAGGACGCTCGAGAGCATGTTCACGACGCCCTGGATGACCGGGATGAGGAAGGCGAAGGCACCCTTGAGGACGTTGCCGATGACGTTGGCGAGGAAGGTGAGCACGGCCGACAGGGGCGGGATGATGGCCGACACGAGCTGCATGAGCGGCTGGATCAGCGACAGGATCGGCGTGAGGAGCTGGATGAAGAGGTCGAGGATCGGCTGGAGGACCGGGAGGAGCGCGGCGACGACCTGGATGAGCGGGGTGAGGATGGCCGAGATGAGCGGCATGAAGGCCGTAATGAGTTGGGTGATGATCGGCGCGAGGGCCGTGATGATCGGCGCGAGCATCGAGATAAGGGTGCTCGCGAACTCGACGACCATGGAGATGACCGGCGCGAGGGTCTGGATGAGCTGAGTGAAGATCGGCACGAGGGTCGAGATGAGCGACGCGGCGAGCTGGAGAACGATGGGGATGAGCGGGGCGATAGCCGACACCAGAGTGGTCACGATGGGCCCGAGCGCATTGAAGATCGGCATGATGGCCGTGGAGAGCAGGGAGACAAGCGGGACGAGCGCCTGGACGATGATGCCGAGGATGGGCGCGAGCGAGGCGAAGGCGGGCCCGATGGCATCGAGGACGGTACCGATGATCGGGACGATGGCCCCAGCGAACGCGGAGAAGATTCCGGTGAGCGAGGTGAGGAGTGTGAGGAGGGACGGCAGGACCGCGATGAGCACGCCGCCGAGCAGGTTGGCCATGTCGAGAAGGAAGGGCGTGATGGTCAAGAGGGCCTGGGCGAGCACGCCGCCGACGGTCTGGGCCATGAGAGCGAGCACGCCGACGACCTGAGTGATGACCGGCGCGAGGGCCGTGAAGAGGTTCCCGAATGTCTGCTGGAGCAGGCCGCCGATGGTCGAGAGTGCTGCCTGGAGCTCGGGGGAGACGGCGATCAGTCCGGCGATCGCGGCGGCGATGAGGCCGAAAGGGCCAGCGAGCGCGGAGAGGGGCCCGGCGAGGCCGCCGAGGCCGGGAATCATGGCCAGGAGGGAGCCCAGGCCGGATGCGCCCAGAGCCGCGAAGATTCCCACCAGGGGCCCGAGGATGGGGGCGAGCGGGGCGAGCTTGGCCGCCAGCCCCTCGAGGCCGCCGTTGGCTCCTGCGAGGAAGCCGGTGAAGGACTGGAGGATCGGGTTGAGCCGGGCACCGATCACGTCGCCGATGGCTTTGGCGCGCGTCTCGAGCGGGGCGAGGGCGCTGGTTACGCCGAGGATCAGCGGGGCGACCGAGGGGAACACGCCGCCGAGGAGGCCCGCGCCGATGCGCGAGAGGGATGCCTTGAGGTTGGCGAAGGCGCCGGGGATGGTCTTGCCCATCTCGGCGGCCACCGTGCCCGAGGCTGCGATCATGGCCGCCTGGAATTCGCCGAAGCCGATCTTGCCCGCCGATGCGAGGTCGAACACCTCGCCGGCGGTCACGCCGAGCTGATCGGCGAGGGCCTGATAGATCGGGATGCCCTTGTCTGCGACCTGCTGGAGGACGTCGTTCTGGGCCTTGCCGGTCGACGCGACCTTGTTGAATATCGCGCCCATCTCGCCGAGTCCGACGCCGGCCGTGGCGGCCGAGTTGGCTACGGCCTTGAGGACGGCCTGGAGCTCCTCGCCGGGCTTGATGCCGGCGGCGACCGCCCCCGCGGCCACCGTTGCCGCGTCGCCGAGGCCGAAGGCGGTTCCCTTCACGGCGGCGAGGGCGTCGCCCATGATGGCCTGGACGGCCTCCGCGGAGTTGCCGAGACCGGTGAGCTTGGCCCGGGCGACGTCGATGTTGTTGAGTCGGGCGAAGCCGCCGACGAGCGCGGCGCCGATGGATGCCGACGCACCCGCGATGGCTGTGGTGGCGGTGCCCTTGAGGATCGAGCCGAGGGCAGAGGTGATGCCAGCGCCGACCTTCGCGCCGACCGCCTGACCCGCCGCCTCGCCGCCGAGCTGCTGCTCAATCTGCTTCTGAGCGCCCTTGGAAACCGGGATGACGGTTACCTCGGCGACGGCGACCTCGGCCACTCTCCACCTCCCAGCGCTCGGCGTGCTGGGGACAGCCTACCGGAGGGAGGCGGAGAGTGCCGTTAGGGGCTAGCCGAGGTTGTAGACACAGAAGGCCTCGAGGCCCGCCGTGTCATAGACGATCGTGGCACCCTTGCGGGCTGTCACCTCGCCGCCGCTGTAGTCGATGAGGACGACGGCCTCCTCGCTCGGAAGCCAGGAGACGAACGCCCCGTGACTCTCGAGCCACTGCTCGATGTCGGGGTCGGCCTGCCCGTCAAAATTGGTGACGAACTCGTTGACGAGGGTGGGGGGATCTCCGGGAATCCACTGCTGCTGAATGACGCTCATGGCCAGACTATAGCACGTCAACAACTCGTCAACTAGGGAGGGCTCGGCCGGCGTTGCGCGCGAGGAGCGCCTTGGCCTCGTCGGGCGGCAGGCTCGTCCCGCCGACGCGAACGCCGACGCCCTCCCAGGGTCGCGGCACGGGCTTCCATGGCCGCTTCTTGGTCGAGGCGGCAGCGCCGGTGACGTCGATGAGATCCAGGATGGCCAGGTGCTCACGCGTCGCGGGGTACTTCCATCCGCGCACGGCGGCATGGAGGGGCGAGCCGACCGTGTTGGCGACCTGCTCCACGTAGATGGCGACCTCGTCGGGGTTGGTGTCGATCTCCGAGAGCCGAAACCCACCCCGCCGAAGCTCGTAGACGAGAGGCCCAGGGTGCTCCCTGAGGAGCGCTCTGAGCTCTAGTCTTTTCCCAGTCCGACGTGCTCAGTCCAGACCGGGAGGATGGCGTTGACATCCTTGAGGCTGAGCTTCTTGCGCTGCCCCTCGGGGATGAGGGTGCGCCAGAGGTAGGCGGCGGTGACCTGGCCGACGGCGGAGTTGTACTCCTCGAGCTGCTTGCCGGCGCGCACCTTCGGCTGGGGGACAGCGTCGATGATCTCGAGAAGCTCGCTCGGCACCTCGCCGGGCAGCGGGCCGATCTTGAGGTCGCCGTAGTTGATGACGAGATCCTCGCGCTTTTCGGCCGGGGTGATGTCGACGGTTTTCGCCATGATGCATCCTTCTCTCAGGTGGATTCTCTCAGGTGGGGATGGAGCGGCCCGGGCGCCCCTGAGAGACGACGCCCGGGCCGGTCTGGGTTACGGCGTGGTGGCCAGCGACGGGTAGAAGCGACGCTCGGCCGCTCCGTCGAGTGCCGCGGAGGCGTAGGCGGTGACGGTCACCTCGTAGCCGACGGGGTCACCCGAGTCGTACGTGATGTCACCGACCTCCGTGACCTCGCCCTCGGCGATGTAGACGCGGAGCACCTCGTCACCGTCGATGACGTCGAACACGAAGGACTTGCGGCCGCCGGTCTCGCCGGGGTCGATGTCGATCGAGCCATCCGCGTCGAAGGCGGCGCCGAAGTAGAGCTCGAGCGTCTCCTTCTTCGTCTCGACGAGGGTGAACTGATACGACAGCCCCGAGTCGGTGACGGTGCGGCGAAGGAGTGCACCCTTCTGCCACGCCTTGATGTCGTTGGTGGAGCGGTCGGTCGTGCGCGTCGTGCCGTCCTCGCTGAGATAGCCGAGATTCACGAAGGTCGCAGCGAGCTCGCTGTCGGCGGCGGTCGGTGCCGCGGCTGTCGTGGGGCCGGCGTACCATGCCCCGGTGACCGCGACGCGGACGTTGCCGCTGTCGAGGGTTCCTGTTGCCATTTCTGCCTCCTGGGGCGTCGTGTGTCGGTTCTCAGGTTAGGGGCGTGCCGCGTCGCGTCACATTGACGACCATATACCACTGATGCACCCGAAGCTTGTTCGGCACGGCGACGGGGCCCGCGGTCACTCGGGCGCGCGTGATGGGCTTCCCGTTGGCCGCGATGCTGTCGAAGAAGGCCCGGACGAGGAGCGCCAAGCGGGAGGCCTTGGCCTCGTCCTCGTGATAGACGTTCAGGCGGA